GCCTTCGGTGAAGAAACTGGACGCGCAGCGGACCGGGTTCGGGGTGTCGAACCAGAAGAGCGTCCCGCCCGTGGTGTCCTGCGTTGCGTGCATCCAGACGTACCCTTCGAGGTTGGTGGTCGTCCAGGACGTGCCGTTCCAGACGCTGCCGACCGGGCCGACCGTGGCGCCCGTCGGGATCGGCGTCCCGTCGATGGCGCCGGCCGTGTTCCGCAGCTCGCGGATGTTGATCGCCTGGGTTCCCTCGCCGAACGTGTTCGAGTTCGTGAGCGGCGCGGCCGCCGAGGTAATGTCGAAGTCCTCGAAGGCGTACCGCCAGCGGTTGGGGGCGAGGAGCGTCGCCGTGGTGCACTTGGCCAGCCAAGTCTCGGTCACGGCGCCCGACACGACCTGACGCTGGGCCCACTCCATGCCTTCCGCGTAGTCGCTGGCGGCGCGGGCGGCGTTGCCCCATGCGTTCACGACGAAGGCGTTTGCCTTGCCGAACAGGCCACGCTCGAATATGGGCTCCTGGTAGCTCATGGGGTGTTCATCAGCGGGGCCGGGTTCGACATCCGCCACCAGAGGTTTTCCGTTGCGCCGGCGGCGCCCCACGAACGCCACTTGAACAGGTTCGAGAAGTCAGTCAGCGTCTGGTACGGCTGGTACCAAGCGACGTTCGCGGCCGACTGCACGGGAATCACGGGACCCGCGCCCCAGCTCAAGCCGGCCGCGAGGAGCGGCTTCCCGGTCCCGCCCGCGGCCGGCGCCGGGCGCTGTTCGAGGAACTGGTAGTCATCGGCAAGGAACTTGTGCGAGACCACCGAGGTCTCGTCCGGGCTCGGGCTCATGGTCCAGCCGAGGTAGGTCACGTACCCGATGGGCCAGCCAAGGAAGGCGATGCTGTTGCGGGTGCCGCAGTAGATCGACGTCCACTCGTTCGGCGGGTCCGGATGGACGGTCGCGCCGGAGACCGCGTCGGTCGACTTGTTGAAGCTGCGGTCCCACGTGATGTCGACTTGGATGGACTGTTGGGCGATGCGCCAGGTGAGCGGCTGCTGGTTGGCGTCCAGCTTGTCGCCGCCGATCCATGACGTTGGCGGGTATGGCACCGAGCCGTCTGCCGGCACACCCGTGAAGATGGCGGCCCCGCCGCGGTACGCGGCAAAGGAACGGAAGCCGGTCGAACGGGTGATCCGGAAGTACGGCCTGCTCGCGTCCTGCGGCTGGCGATGGCTCCACGTGACGCGGACGTCCCACGCCCGCTGCGACTGCGGGATCGGGCGGATGTCGACCGATCGGCAGATGAACCGGGACCGGATGTCGGTGCTCGGCGTCGCCCCTGGCGGCACGTAGCGGCTGCCCTGCTTGGGCACCAGGTTGTCGCCGTAGACGTCCCAAACGGTCTTCAGGGCGGCGTCGTCGTAGACGAACGTGAATTGCTGCGTCCACGTGGTCTCCTCGCCGGGGGCCGCCAGCGAGAAGGAGTCCGTGTCGGGGCGCGGGATCAGGCGGCTTGCCATGTCACCCGCCCCCCAGCTTGTGCTTTATTAAGTCGTAGATGGCAATGATCGAAGCCATTTGAGCGGAACCACCAACCACCGGCGTCAGCATGGCTGTGCGGACGTCGTTCATGGCTTCAACAGGTGATGACATTGCGTTATCTACCCATTCAATAAGCTTGCCAAAGCTGACTAACAGCTGGGCAGATACGTCGGCTATTCCCATGCCAAATCCGACGATGGCGGCCAAAGCCTGACCGATGGGCTCCTTGTTGTCGATCAGGTACTTGGTGAGGTCCTTGATGTGGGCGGCGGCAGCCTGGTCGATGAGGCTGACGATGTTGCCGAAGGCCTTGCCGAGCTCCATCATGGACTCGGTCTCGGCCATCTGCTTGTCCATGGCCCCGCGCATACCCTCGGGGCTGTACGTGCGGGCGGCGTCCATGATCTGGTTGGCCTGGTCCATGGCGCCCGACGCAAACTTGCCGAAGACGTTTGCCAGCATCCCGGCGACAGCCATCGACCGCAGCTGGGAGACGCCGTCCTGGAGCCGCTGGAGCTGGCCCAGCGCCCGATTGACCCCGACCGCGACGCCCGAGGCGTCCGCGGTGAGGGTCACGACGGCCTTCATGTTCGTGCTAGCCACGGCTCACCGCCTTCAGGAACGAGTCGATCCCGGCCCGCCGCCAGGGGCAGACCACGTGGGCCGGCTGACCGGTGAGCGAGCAGGCCACCACCGTGAGGAGGTGTTCCACACGCTCCACGGCCGTCAGCTCCTGGGTGATTGCGAGCGGCGCGTCCATCGTCGGCATCAGCCTCCAGAGCCGCCGCTCGGCGGCTGTGTAGGGCGGGCCTGCATGACCTCGCTGGCAAGTTCGTTGGCAGCCTCCACAGGGAGGTCCAGAAGCTGCTCGCGTGTCCAGGGCTGTTCGCTGCCGGGTGTGCGGACGCACCGATGCCACCACGCGAGGTCGGAAGTGTCGACGCCCACAGCGTCCCGGAGCGTGGGACCGCGGACCTCGACGGCTCCGACGCCGCCGAGATCCACGGCCCGCCAGGATGGACCCGTCGTGCTCAAGGCGTCACCGCCGCGATGGTCTCGGAGAAGGTCACGGAGTAGATCGCCGCGTCCTCGGCCGAGTGCGTCTGGTTTGCGCCCGTGATAATGATGTTCATCGTGGTGACGGTGTTGGCGCTGTCGGTAAACGTCAGCACCATCAGCGCCGTGCTCGCCATGTTGATCGTTTCGATGGCCGTGGTGATGTCCACGGTCTCGGTGGAGATGTAGGCCTCGAAGGACCCGGTCCGCTTCACGCGGCCGGGGCCGGCGAACATCCGGGTGTCCGACAGGGCGGTCATGTCGAACTCGGAAGCCTGGCGTTCGATGTTGACGTTGCGGACGGGAATGGTCTTGGCGACGGCGCTGCCGAGCTTCAGCGTCAGCGTTCCGCCCCAACCGGTGATTGCGCGTGATGGCATTAGGCAGGCTCCTTGATCTGTAGTTCTGCGGTGACGGTGACGAATCGTTCGGCGTCGCCCTGGCCGTCGTCGGGCATGGCCATGCCCTGCTCGCACCCGATGGAGCGGCAGACGGCGTCGTAGTTCCCTTGGGTCCACTCCCCTTCAAGCCGGCCGACCACGGACATGGCCCGCGCCTCGGCGACGAGGAGGGTGTCGGCGAAGCATTGGGCGCGGACGGTCGCGACCCGGTACTGGGTGCGGCTGCCGTCCATGGCGAGGGTCCAATCCCAGGACACCGAGTAGTTCACGGCCGGAGTCGGGTCGCCCAGCCGGCGCAGCTCGGGGCTGACCGTCGTGCTGGCGATGGTCTTCAAGCGGTCGTAGATGGCCGTGATGAGGCTCATGCCGACCTCCGCAGGAATCGGCCCTGCGCGTCACGGCCCGGGCGAGCACCGCCCGACGCTGCGCCCACGGGCGACGCGGACGCAGCCGCCGCCCCGACGGGCTTGGTCCGCTTGCGGACGCCTGCGGGACGCTTGCGGGCGGCCTTCAGGACCTCGGCGATCAGGTCCTCGCGGACCTTCTGCGCGAGCATGGGCGCCCACTTCTGGGCGATGGGGCGCGAGATCCAGCGGCCGGCGACGGCGTTGCCGCCGCGGCGGCGGGCGTCGGCCCGGCGTTCGTCCCTGCCCTTCTCGGCGGCCACCAGCTTCGCGTCCTTGTCGGCGTGCTTCTCGCGCCATGCGCGGAAGGCGATGCCGACGGAAGACTTTCCCATGCCCTGGACACGGTTCGCCGTGGCAACCTCGCTGACGAAGGCCTTCCGCTCGGACTTGATCCGGTTGGCCTCGGTGCCCATCGTGCGGTAGGTCTTGCTCTTGCCGTAGTGGCGGAAGCCCCGTTCGATGATGTGCCAGAGCTTGGCCCCGCCGCCGTGCTTGTAGTTCGTGCCGATCTCAAGCGTTGCCATGCCGGCGGCCTTGCCGCGCCGCTTGAACCGGAGCCGTGCTTCCTGCGCCCACGCGATGTCGCCCGTGATTTCGCCCTGGCGGCGGCGGGCGCCCTTCCAGGCCTGCGTCAGCTGGTTCACCACGGGCTTCGCGTTGCGCCGCATCACGCGGCGGTAGACCCGCTCCCGGGCCACCTGGCTCATGGCCAGGAGCCGCGCCTTTACCTCGGCGTTCTCGAAGACGGCCCGGATCACGTGGCCACCTCCGAGGCGACCACGCGCAGCCGGCGTCGGCGTGCGCCGTCCGGGTCGATCACCGACGAGACGTAGTAGACGCGGTTCGTGGCGATGTCCACCAGTCGGCCCTTCGCCTGAATGGACGGGTGCCAGGAGGTCTCCAGGACGACGTCCGTGCGGACGGCCACGCCGCCGTCGTCGATGACCTCGCGCTGGCTCGGCGTCACGACGGCGGCCACGGTCGCGACGTCGGTCCACGTGAGCGTCTGCTGCCCGGCCGCGTCGACGGTCGGGGTCATGCTCTGGTACTTCATCCGCTCGCGTCGGTAGCCGGCGCCGGCCATCGTTCAGCCCACCGAATTTGGGTTGTGCATCCTGCGGATGCTGTCCACGAACCAGGTCGACGGCCCGACCGAGTCGTCGCCACGGAAGCCGTAGAGGTTGCCGACCCGCTCCAGAACGGCCGTGAACTCGGCCGGGGTGATCTCGGCCTCGCTTCGCCCGGTGCTGTCGGTCCATTCAGTCCATGCCGCGTCCAGGCAGATGGTGAGCTGGCTGTCGTCCTGCGTATGCGGGATCTTCAGCCAGTCTCGGCATTGCGCGACCGTCGGCTTCGGCATCCTGGCACCTCAAATACTCCCGGGGCGGGGCGCGTGGACCCCGCCCCAGGAGCTTCCGGGGGAGATTGACTCAGGCCTTGATGCGGACGCGGACCACGGCCGACAGGTCGACCGCACGTGCGTCCGACCGCATCCGCGAGCTGTAGCGGATGAGGCCCGACGACCGCTGGCTCATGTCGTCCACGGTGAAGGACACCGTCGAACGGTCCACGATCCGGTAGCCGCGCTTGAAGTCGCCGAACAGCACCGAGATGGTGTTGGCCGTGGCGGCCGTCGGGGCGAACTCCGAGATGTAGACCGGCTTGCCGAGGAACAGCGCCACCGCGCCGTCGCGGAGGATGTTGCCGTTCTCGCCGTTCAGGAGGTACTTGCCGCTGGCGGACTCCTTCACGATGTTCGCCCAGGTCGCCTGGTTCATGAGCCACACGGCCGAGCTCATGTACGCGGGGTTGAGCTTGTAGGCCGCGTTGACGAGGTCGTCCGGCTTGGGCAGGCCCGTGGCGGCCGTGTCCTGGGTCGTGGCCCACGACGCGCTGAACACGCCCTGCGGCTGGCCGCTGTTCGTGCCCGTGGCGTAGAAGCCTTCCCAGAGGCGCGAGTGGGCGCGGCCGTGCTCCTGCACGACGTTCCCGGCGAGGTCCCACACGGTGTCCTGCAGGGCCTCCTCGGTGATGTCCGTGAAGACGCCCGACTTGTAGGAGGTGAAGGACACCTTCGTGGTGTCCATGTCCTGCTTCGAGTACGCCGCGCCTTCGGCGATCAGCGAGGCCGTGAGCCGGCCGGAGATGATCGCGACGTCCGTGTCGGCGCCGCGGGTCTCCACGGTCGCGAGCGTCCGCATGACCGACTCCTGGTCCAGCGCCTTCACGAACTCGTTCGACAGGACGGGCATGGTCGCGTCGGCGCCCATGGCCGTGTTCGCGCCGCCGGCCGTGGTCATGGCCAGCGAGGTAGCGCGTTCGGAGCGGAAGCCGCCGCGGAACCACTCGCGGAGCTCGTCCTTGGGCTTCGAGGCGATGCGGTTGGTGTGGACGAACGGCGCGGCCACGGCGGCCGGAGCGGCCTTGAGCTTCTGGTCGAAGGCCGACCGCTCGGCGGCGATCATCTCCTCCAGGTCGCCGACTTCCTCCAGGATCTGGAGCTGGCGTTCGTCGGTTGCGTTCGGGTACTCGGCCTTCAGCTGCTCGACCTTCGAGCGGTTCTCGCGAAGCGACATGGTGCGTTCCTTCTGCTTTCGTGCGTTTGCGTAAGTGGTGGGGTAAGCCGCTCGGCCCGTCTCCACCAGGGAGACCTCGTGGAGCCGTGCGCCGGTGATGGTTCGTGAAGTCGTGCCGTCCCACGTGTCGCTGTCGGCGATGAAGCCGATGGACATCTGCGACACGACGCCGCGACGGACGAGGTCGCGGATCTCCTCGGCCCGCTGCGTGGTGCCGATGTCGGCCTCGAAGGCGAGGCCCTCGTCGGTCTCGGTGATCTTCAGGGTGCCCGAGCGTTCGTTCGCAAGGGGCGTCTTGGAGTCGTGCATCCACCAGAGGCTGACACCCTCGGGGTCGGGCTTCAGGGCGCCCCGCTTGATCCGCTCGCGGAACGTGCGGCCCCGCTCGGTGATGAGGTGCGACCACGAATCCCAGACCGCGGCGAGGCCGCGGATCTTGCCGTCTTCGCTGGGCACCAGGTTGGCGCGGATCTCACGCATTGGGCTCCTCCTGCGGCTGGGCCTCGGCCATGCCTGGCATCACGGGCTTCGGCTCGTCCAGTCCGGGCCACGGCTCGAAGCCGAGCCGGCGGCGAACGTCGTTCGGGGCAAGGACGCCGACCTGGGTGAGCTGCGCGTAGGCGCGGCCTGCGGTTCGGAAGTCGCCCTGCGTGACGGGGGTCCAGTCGAAAGAGGCGCGGACGCCGGGCCGGCAGAGCTTCGACGTGATCTCGGCCTCGAAGTTCCTGCCCCACACTTCGAGGCACCCGCTCACGTAGGCCTGGGCGACCTCGGGCTGCGTTCGGGCGTCACTCATGTCGAGGTAGGCGGCCGGGACGCCGAAGGCGTTGGCCACCAGCTTCGAGGCCGATCCGCGCATGGCGGCAACGTCGGACGCCCAGGTCGGCGACATCTGTTCGATCTTGATCCCCTCGCCCACGAAGACGGGCAGCGAGGCTGCGCCCGGGGTGAGGTGCTGGAGCGTGAAGGCCGTCCGCATCTGGTCGCGGACGTCCGGGCGCATCTGGCCCGGGTGGCTGAAGACGTTCTTCTGCTGGCAGCCGGCCTTGGCCCACGCCTTGATGGAGGATTCGATGTCGGCCGCGGACTCGGCGGCGGTCTTGATCGCGCCGAGAGGCGAGGCGCCCCAATACGGGTTCCCGATGGAGGTCGTGCCCTTGAAGTGCAGGACCGCCGAGTAGTCGACCTCCTGCTCCTGGTAGTACCAGCGCAGGGTGCCGTCGGTGTCCTCGCGCATGGACATCGATTGGCTGGAGATCGGGCGGAACGCCACCGGCTGGCCGAGCGAGTCGGTGACGATCTGGGCGAACGAATTGCCCGTCAGCAGCGCCTCGGCAGCCATCCAGCGGCGGAAGTCGGAGCCCGTCAGGTACTGGCCCTGCGCCTGCCCGGACAGCAGCTCCTCCACCGCGGGGTCGGAGACGGCGTTCCCGGCCGAGTCGCGAAGCAGGATCGGGCAGCGGGCAACGTCGCCGGCGATCAGGGAGACGCACCGCTGGACCGCAGGCAGCTCCGAGACCGACGAGGAGACCCACATGGCAGGGGCGTCAAAGCCGACGGCGATGCGTCGCTTGAGGCCGAAGAGGCTGCCGAAGATTCCCATCCCGGAATTTGCGAGGATCGCGGCACGGACTTCAAGCGATTACGCGGAACCTCCGCAGAGATTCCTAGAAACTGATCCGCGAGGCGTCTGCGTACATCGATTCGGTGAGCATCTCGCGGTCGTTCATTACCTTCACCGCCATGCAGCAGGCGGTGACGGCGTCGATGTTCGAGCTGCTGCGCCCCTTGCTCGGGACGAACAACCCCGTGTCTCCGGGCCGGAGCCGGGTGTGTGCGAGGTTGGCGCGGATCACCGGGTCGTCGTCGAAGCGGATTCGCTTGCCCCGAATCATGTCGGCCCACACCGCCCAGGCGGAACCCATGAAGACGGTGTTCTGC